CACCATCCGTATCTTCATCATCCTCATTGCGGCACGCTCCATGCAGATCCGGGAGGCTTGCGGGTGTTCTGCCATTCGGTCGTGTATTGGTAGACCGGGCCGGAAAGGTTCTTCCCGGGCCACGTGATCACGTATTCGCCGTGCCCGATCACCACGCGCGGCGTTACGTAGAGGCGGTTGCCGGATGCCTTGAAATTGCTCCAGAAGGCAATGTCGGCGTCGCGGCGACCTTCGCCCCAGCCGCCTGTCGGATCTGGCGTCTCTTGGAACCACGGCTTTGCCATGCGGCGGAGAGCCCGAGTCGAGATGATCGTGCAGCCGAAATGCGCGGTGTCCACTTGTTGCACCGGAGCACCGAACCACCCGACCGGCACTTCTGTGACGCCGCCTTCGGGCGGATTGTCCAGCGTGTCGAGGAGCGTCAGCATCGGGCGGCCGTCCTCTCGCTTCGTCTGGAGCGGCGCGAGCGCGTCGCACTGGAATGTGAGTGCGAGAGCGAATAGATGTTCGATCGACTCGCGACTCACGAAGGAATCCATGTCGAGCGTAATAATGAACTCCGTCGAGGGCTCGAACTGTTCGAGCATTCGCGTGAGCACTTGGCTCCAGTAGGCACCCTGCCCGAGCGTCGGGCGGATGTGCAGCGGCATCATCGCTTCGATGAAGCCGAAGATGTTGATCAGCGGGCCGAATCGCGGGCCGGATAGAACCGCCTCGCACCGCACCTCGACCTTCGTATCGCCAACTTGAACCAGCATGGGCACCTCGCAAAAAGAAAGCGGCGGGTGTGACGCGTGCCACACCCGCCGCCTAGATTGCACTGCTTGTCAAGCCGATCAGCCGACCGACTGCGTGTTCACGCCCTTGGCAGCCGCGCCCGTCGGGCCGACTTCGCCCTTCGAGAGACGAGCGACCGTCACGATGCCGACCGTCGAGACGGGCGTGGCGTACACGGTGAGATACCGCTTCTTGCCCTTGAGATCCACGTCGAAGCGGTGGGAGTAGCCCACGTTCGCTCCGGTCGTGCTGCCGGCCGCAACCGTGAAGTCGGTGCCCGACACGAAGCCCGTGATGTTCGACTGAGCAGCGGTGCCCGTCGAATCGGAGTGGGCCAGCCGGATCACCGTGGCCGCCGCCACCGAAGTGCCGGCAGCGGAGGTAAACGGCGAGAACGCCAAGTCGATCGACGCGTGGTTGAAGCCGAGCGTGTCGATCTCGAGCGAGTGAGTCGCGGTCGCGCCGACCGTCACCTCGACCTTCTCCACGCTCTTGGAAGCCGCAACGTGATTCATCTGTCAGATTCTCCTAGGGGAAGGTTGAGGATCAGCCGAACTTGAGGGCGACCACCGGGCCGGCCTTGCTAGTGCTGCCGAGATCGTGCACGACCATCGCGTTGCGAGTGGTCGCAAACGTGAGGGTCTGATCGAACTCGATGTACCGCTCGGAAGCGGTGCGGATCGAGATGGCCCGACGCTCGCCGAAGGTCGCAGCCTGCGAGAGATCGCCGAACAGGGCGGCCACCTTGCCGGTCGTGCCGGTGAGGTTGGCTTCCATGCTGTGCACGAGGCGAACCGGGTAGCCGAGCCAGGTCTCGCCGAAGCCCGCAGCCACGTTGTCGGCGTTCGTCCCGCCGGCACCGATCGTCGCACCCGTCGAGCCGGGCAGCATTGCGAGCCGCAGCATCGCGGCACCCCAGCCAACCGGGCTCACGTACCACGCCGCGTTCCGGCGAGCGTAGAGCGGGAGCTTCGCGATCACGTCGGTGAAGTTCTTCAGCGAGAGATCGTCGAAGGTGTCGTTGCCGCTCGCCGTCACGACCGAAGCCGAGTAGTCGGAGAGCAGGATCTTCGGGCAGATGCCCTGCACACCGTGGTAGGCCGACGTGCCGTCACCGATGAAGCCAGCATTGTCGAAGGCTTCGGCGAACGCCTGGGCCGTCTCGACCGCCATTGCATCGGCAAGGTCGATGATCGAGTCTTCAAGCAGGCTGTTCGGAACGCGGTTCGCCACGCCCCAGATCTTCGCGTTCAGTTCGATGTTGTCGAACGTCACGTCGCTGGGAGTCACCTCGACGTTCTCACCGACAGGGCGAGCGGCGAGGCCACCCGTCCGACGAGCGATCACGAGCGTGTCGCTGTTCATGTTCACCCGGCGAGCGTACTGCGGAAACGCGCCGTATTCCTCGACCAGACGCACAATCTCCGTGGCATGTTCCGGGGCCAAGAGGACACCGCCGAGCGAGTTCACGCCAGAAGCCTGGACGCGAGTCTCGACGTTGTGATCCTTGCACCACCGGCGGGCTTCGGCGTCGCCGAACAGGAAGCCCTTGAGGGACATTCCGAAGCGGTAGGCCGTCTCGTTGTCGCGGAAGGCGCGGAGGTTGTGGTTGGCCTTCGGGATCGCGTACTCGGTTCGCTTCTCCACGTCTGCGGTCTCCTTCGTCTCGGGGGCGGGGGCGACAGCCTTCACCGGAGCGGCACGCTCCAGAACGCTGCGGAGCTCGAGCTCCTTGGTCTGGACTCGCTGCAGGAACTCGATCCGCTCGCGGAGCTTGTCGGCCTTGCCTTCGAGCGAGCGAAGGGAAGCCTCCTGCTCTTCGGTCATCGGGGCCGCCTCTTCGCCCTCGGGGGCGTCCTCGGTCATCGCTTCCATCTCAGCGACAACGGCGGCCAACTCGTCCAGCAGAGCCTTGAGCTTCTCGACAGCCACGGGCGATCTCCTCGTGTTCGGGGTCGCGGCGGCTTCATCGCCGTCGCTCTACACCGAACCTATGGAGACAGCCCCGCACCCTTGCAGCACTAGAAAGGCGGGCAGTAAAGAAGCCCTACGCCGCGGGCTTCACGCGCCGCACTTCGGCGGATGGCAAAACGTGCTTGTCGGTGTTGCCACACCGGCACCGCAAGTACCGGATCTGGTACTCGCCCTGGCGTTGACTCGACGCGACGAGCAACTTCCCGATCTTGCAATTCGGGCACGAATCGCCGGATTTAGCGGCCATGCGACCTCAGATACTCGCGGAACTCTGCCGCCTTCGCGGCCGACTGCACACGCTTGGCGACCACCGCCTCGCGCTGCTGCCGGAACTGTTCGAGCGACCGCTGGGCGACTTCGAGCCCGCCGTCGCCGTAGGCCGGGTAGGTGCAGGGGCCGACATCCAGGAGCGAGTCCACCGACCGGATCGTCCTCACGCTCTGCCCGTCCTCGATCGCCCACTCATCGCCACCAGGGGCGACGGTGAACGCGAAGGAACTGCCGAGCACGATGCCGTCGCGGATGTTGTTCGCCAGATCCCGCCCGTAGGACGAATCTGGCACCGGGAACTCGTACCGCAGCCCGACTTCGTCCACGGTCAGCGAGAGCGTTCGTGGATACCGGGCGAGCGGGTAGTTCGAGTCGTGATTGAACAGGGCACGCGTTTCGAGCTTTTTCTTGCGGCCGCGCCGCTCCGAGACGATCGAGAACGCCGCCGGGTCGATCCGCTCGTAGAAATCGCCGAGCAGGAGCGACCGCACGCCGAAGCGGGCCGCGTAGCCGACGATGTATTCGCGCTCGGCTTCGCCTTCGACGCTCCGCGTCTCGACCGCGAGCATCGGCACGGCGGTGTCGGTGTTCTCTTCGATCAACAGGCTGCGGCGTTCAACTGCGTTGCTCATCGTTCTCTCCTCGTCTGCGGCGTCGATCTGACGCGTGAGTTTGCTGGCCCATGCTTGCCCGGGGTCTCCGCCCCACAATGCCCAGGCGATCCGGCCCGCGCTCGGAAAGCCGTTCTCGCCGGGGCTCCACCCTTCGCCCTGCTTGTCAACCTCGTGGCGGGCGAAGTACGAAGCCATACGCTTCGCAGTGTCGGGGCTGATGTTCGTGCCGTTCGACAAGTCGCGTGCCCGGGCGACGCCGACCGCGGTGCCGCCACGGTTGAACTCGTCGCGCCACGCGAGCCCCTTCGCCGCTTCCTTGCGAACGCCAGCCGGGGGCGTGAAGTCGATGTGGTCGTACTTAGCCGCCACGCTTTCGCCCCTTTCGCTTCGGCTTGCTGTATGCCTTCTCCTCGATCGGCGGCTCGGGCAGCGGGTCGATCTTCGTGAGCGTCGCGACCTTGTGCCCGACTTGCGTCTCGGTTGCACGCCATCCGCCCGCCACCTCTTCGTACAGCGTGATGAGGGCGGCAGGGTCTTCCTCGGTCGCGTCGATCGTGAAGTCGGTGCCCGGCACGTCGAGTGTGCCGTAGTCCATCACGTGATCGACACGCCCGCGGGCACGACCGCCGGATGAATCCCACGAGACGAAGTCGCCTTCGGCCACGGTGCCCGGCTCGGCACGCTGCTCTGCGGAGCGAATGAACTGCGGGCTGTCATCCACCCACACATCGACCTCGATGCCAGCCGCCTGGGCGGCGTCTGCCTTCATCGTGTCGCCGCCCACGAGCAGCACTTGCGAGAACGCATCGGCGTATTCGCCAAGCGTCTCAGTGACGGTCTGCCGATCTTCCTCGGGGCGGCGCGAGATCATCACGACCGTGTTTCCTTCGGCCGCCGATTTGCGGGCGAACTCGCCCCACAACTGCGGATCGGCGGCGAACGTGCGGTCGAAGTCGATGCTGATCG